GGCATTCTTGCCCTTCTCTTGTTTCACTTATTTGAACGTTTACTGTATAATTGAACTAATTTTTTATCATACGTTTGATGCGCGATAAGCATCACAACCCCCTTTTATATATTTTGAAAATACCAAAACGATAGTTGGATCCCCTGTTGGGATCTAGTCTATGTCTAGTGTATTTTTGATACATTAGGAAATCCTTGCTCTTACTGATCATGTGGAAGCGTAATGTCCACAAGAACTATTGAATGTAATCAACATTCCTTAACAATACACAGATATTGTTAGAGTAACACAAAGCTACTATATGGTAGCCGGTCGCTGGTTATATTAACTCCCGAGACTCATCCGAAATTAAATTGAGCCAATATGTTAAACCCAATGGGAGTTCAAAACTCCTCTGGGGTCGGTTTCAAGAACGAAATCGTCCCTGTGGTCTCTCAGATCACAAATATGACGCCTGTGTCTTTCGAAGACCTTAACTTCGAGCGTGCGGTACTCCCCGTGGTTACACAAGCCCTGAGTACCCCTGCTATGATTTGTGCACATGAAAAAACTAGTTCAGTATCTACTGACTTAAAACTCCTTGTACGAAAAATGTGTGGTCTTTCCACGCGTTTAGATCCACAAAGCAGCAATTTCAATATTGCTGATGTGATGGAGCCGTACACCCCACACTTTCGAGGCGTCAACACCGAAAAATTTTTGAATGAACTCGAAAATACTTTCGCATTCTTCATGGCCCTCCGGGAAGCCAAAACCGTTTCCCAGGCAACTGCTATTCTCTTTTTGTACTTCAAGACTCATGTTCAAGCTAGCGTTATTGACGCTGTCTTAGAATATGCGCAAGATTTACTTGAATTGCGTGAATCAGAAGCTCACATTTATCGTAATCGAACTGCGGCAGATCTTTTGTCCGATTTCGAAAATGATGATGATAGTCTTACTGATCAAGCAGGAACATTGCCAAATTGGTTAATAGCTCTCCAGTCCTGCAAGGACAATTGGAAGTTAATGACGGAACATGTAGCTTTTGAGAAGATCTCTAAATTGCTTAGTATGAGCGCTTCGATGGGCTTATGTAATCTAGCTGATTTCAAATACGATATCAATGGTGTTCGCATTTTTTCTGTACCTGCGTATAAGAAACATGTGTCTGCTATAGATTTCGCTGCTGCCACTCTTGATACTGTCACCTACTTTATTGAAGGTGGTTACAAATGTTTTATCACCAAATCTTTTACTCCTTTTATCTATTCGGATAGCGAAGCTGTCGAATTTGATAGGGAATATTTTGAAATGATGGATTTAGCATCTCTTGTCAAGTCTGGTAATCTTGAAAAGCATGCCAACATGTCCGAAAATGATTTTGACTATAAACTCGAAAATCTTCTTGATACCGCCAATGCACTATATGTCTCTAGTGAAGGC